GTGAGGGTTTGCTCCTCCTCGTCGCGGAATTCTTCGATCTGCTCGGTCAACTGCCAGTTCATGAAATCGCGCTTGCGCTCAGCTTTGTTAGTCTTGTCCTCTGTCACTTCGCCGTTGATCTTGGTCTTGACAGGGCCATCCGCAGGGAACAGCTCCTTGATCGCACGCGCAGAAAAGTCGATGCACGCCTCAGCCATAACAGGATGCACGACTCGCGAAGCACCCATGAACTGCGCACCACCGGGGGCGTCATGCCCCAGCCCAGTCCTACGCAACCCCTCTTCGTACTGTTTGTCTCGCGCTTCACGGGCTTCCTTGTCTTTCTCAATGAGGTCGATATACTTCATCGCGACTTCAGACAAGCGCCACGAGTCGATGTCCTCTGCCATGTTCGCATAGAACGATGGTGACTCGTCAGGTGTCTTCAGGTCGTCGAGGCGGACAATCGCCGATCCGTCTTCGAGCTCCTCGACTTCCTGCTGCGCGTCCTCGCTGAATATGTCAGCCAGTGGATCGTCTGCAAAGTCCTCTTCGTCGCTGATACCATCGATGTGACGGTTGAAGTCTTGAGGGATAGGATATTCAGTCGCCATTATTTAGCCTTTGATAGTTCGTGACGCATTGCGTCTAATGAGTCAGCGAAGGATACTTTGCCGCCGTGGGCTTTTAAAAGATCAGTTGATTCTTTTTCCATAGGATCAAATGCAGCAAATTTTGATCGAACTTGTTTGGGGTGGAATGGGATAACAACCTGATGTCCTTCGCCGCCACCTTTTCCGCCAACGTCAATAATTCCATCATGTCCAAGTTGTTTTAATGCGTTAGTAACTTTGTCAGGTATTGATGTCCAAACATAAGAATTTTTACCTTCGTTTATATCTTTTTGTAATTCATCAACCCATTGTTTTGGAGTGTAATGTGATTCTTTTGCCCACTGATCTGCGCCAATTTTTAATTTTGTTCTGTCGTTTTTAAATTGTTCTTTTAAAAAAGGTATGACATTGTTAGTGAGATGCTCTACATCCGATGTAATCAATGGCTGATCCATCCTAACCTTTCCTGTAAGTACTCCTTGCGCTGCTGTCCAAGGCGCATTAGTTTGACTTATTTCGTATGGATAACCTGCAACTTTAAATATTTTTGATAAATCTTCAGGATTGTCATACAGTTCACCAGACTCTCCCCAAAGATTTCTTAACGCTGCCAATGGATTTCCACGCTCTTCTTGCAATACATGATCAAGATGCCGCTTATCGGCAATGCTTGCATTAGATCCTTCAGGATGCAAAGTAAATGCACCAGATGCTTCTTTGGGATTTTCATATCCTGTTCTGTAATAACCACTTAATATTTTTTTCTTTTGATCTGGTAACAAATAATGCCAGCTTTGCTCAACAGTAATTAGATTTTTTCCTTTTATTCCCAAATCTTTAGGATTGACTTGAAAATAATTTGCCATATTTCCTTCGTCATACATTGAAGTATCGGCTTTACTTGTTGCGTATTTTGATGCCAATTCAGGTTTATCTGTTCCATATGGCATTGGACCAGATGTGGCACGTTTTGGATCAAGCCCTTTCCCCTCTAACAATCTATCTAATCTTTTCGTTCCATGTAAATAATCATAATAATTTTGTGCTGCAAGGCGATCTTGAGCTGTATTCTCTGGGTGCAATCCCAACCCGCCTTGTTCAATAGGTAATGCCGCATTACGCTGTGCTGTTTGATGAGCAATTTTAACTGGAGTTAATAACTTACCACCTGATGTAGGTGGCGCAGCATACGATGCCGGAGCAACCATGCCGGGCATCCTACCTTGCAAATACATCTCAGCCGCCATCGCCGCGGTATCTTTGATCTCTGGCAATGCACGACTAGCCATGTACCTAGCGGCACCCGGTATTGCGTGCAGCTCACCCGTCTTTCCAATCAGCCCCATCGTTGGATCAAGGCCCATCGAAGAGCCTGTCAAGTGCTCAACACCTGAGAACAGGTCACCGATCGCCTTAATGACGTGGCCTTGACCGCGGCCACGAGATACCTGATCCTGCGCAAAGTCTATGTCGGACATCCGGTCGGGCTTGATGCCTGAGTCCAATTGCCTGTTCAAGTCAGCCATGCGTAAGTCATAACTTGTCTGCGGATTAGGCTTAACCTGACCTGACTCATCAAGCAACGGAACACCCAGCGCAGTATAGGCTTGTGATGCAGGCTTTCTGTTCACGCTGAACGCATTGGTGTCGGGCGCTCTCTCAAGCGAAATACCATCATATGGCATGTCAACTACGCCACCACGATCCATGTGCGCTATGCCGCCAGATGCCATACGTTGCGGCTGGTTCATAACCGCCAGCTTAGCCAGATCGAGGTTGAGCATCTCGTTGGCTTGCGGATCGCGCACGGTGTCCTTGATCGCCTCGACCGCAGGGGTTTGCGTGTCGGTGATCATCCCACCGTCGGCAAACCCCATCACGCGCTTAACTTTGTCAATATACGACTCATTGTTAGGTACGAATGTCCCAGTGTCTGGCGTGATGCTGTTCACACCCGGCATCGCCTTTGTGTAATAGTCGCGCTGCGCGGCCTGATCAGGAAACAGTGCGCGGCCTTCAGGTGAGTTGATAAAATCACCACCCTCTGCAGCCACGTTGTGCGCTCGGGAGTTGATGTTCGCCCATGCCTCGAGCGGATTGTCAAACCTGTTTGCGGACGGGAATACACTATTTCGCATTTCAGGCGACAGATACCGAGCGCGTTCGAGAATGTCGTTGTCTTTGCTAAGGTCCACGCCTGCACGGTTGTTCATCTGCAGCGTGTGGGTTAGCTCATGCGGCACGGTGTTGAACGCCTCTTGCATGTTCTGGACGACGGCCTTGTTAGGCGCCGACTTGTCAACGTAGCCAGCCATGTTGCTGTTGTTGATGTTGAATTCTAAGTTGGCCCGATCATACGGGCTAAGTGACTCGAGCCAGCGATCAGGGTTGCTCGACTGGTTCGCGGCCTGCAGCAAACGGATTGCCTCTTGTTGCGTCTGGCTCATGCGCCCGGGGTAATACCTGCCGCCAGCGACGATACGGTCCAGCTCCTTACGATTGCCACCGATCTCAGCCATGATATCAGCCAGCGTAGGCTTAGACTGCGGCTTCAAGTCGTTGATGTCGTCTTCCATGGCACGCTCGGTTGCACTTTTTTGTTTGGCTGGAGTCGGCATAAGCGTCACATGGCGTAAGGGTTGCCCCGCTTGATGCGGGTTTCGTCGACGTAATCGCTATCATCATAATGCGGTTCGGGATCAATGTCCAGATATCCTGAATCCCTCAGATACCTTAGTGCCTGACTCATCGTATCAACGTAGTCGTCGTGATTCGTCTCAGGAAACGAGCAGACCTGCTGCACGAATGGCTCCGCCCAATCCCTGATGTATCCCTTGCGCTTAGTCGACTCAGGTAGGTACACGCGACCAGCCGCGATGATGTTCGAGATCAGGTGGACACGCTGCACCTTGTCGAGCTTGCCCGGATTGTATCCTCGCACCTGCACATGCGCCCTACCTAAGTCTTGGATCAGTGACTGACCTGACGCCTTTTCCTCGATCAGCACGAGGTCGACGCGCTTGCCCGGTTCCCCATACACCGCCGTGTAATCCTCCAGCAGCTTGGGCTTTAGGTCAGGGTAGGCGAGGTGCTCGCTCCAGCAGTCGATCAGCATCGCGCACAGTGGGCGGTCTAGCGGCTTGAATATCCCCCACACCGAGCACGCAGTCGGATCACCAGTCGTGCGCTCGGTGTACGCAGTATCATAGCTCTGTAGGACGTACTCAAACTGAGGGAACTCGCGCTCCGATGGCCAAAGTCTAAACCAGTCACGGTTGATGATCCCGCCTTCCTCTGGATCGATGATCTCAGCATAAATTTCTTGCCTACCAATTTTCGTGCCTTCATAGCTAAGAATCTGCTCCCTGAATGATGGTGCGAGGTTGTCGATGTTCGAGTAGGTCGAGGCGGTGGTCACCACCACGTTGTCGCCGTCGCGCTCAATGAGCTCCATGATGAGCTCCTTCGGCTTAGGCGTCGTCGTCGCCAGTATGCGCGTATGCTCCCCCAGTCGCACCGAGAACATGATCATGTCCCACGCCTCTCTGAGGTACTCCCACGCTGCGAGCTCATCGAGCCATGCGCCGTGATACTGACCGCCACGGAAGCGCTCGGGCTCGGAGCTCGGCACACCCTTGATGAGCGAGCCATTGATCAGCCTGAGCTCGTGGTACGACTTGTTGTAGTCCTTGATCAGCTCTGGCGGGATCACGTTGAGCAGACCTGAGTCACCCTCATAGCAGGTGGCACGCACGTCTGCCGAGGTGGGGGCGGAGACCAGCCAGCGGGTGTTGGGCATCTCCCACGCCCACCAGCCGATCTGCTCCGCTGCGACGCGAGTCTTGCCTGCTCCTCGTCCTGCCAGTAGCAGCCAGATCGACCACCAGTCGCCTGACGGTAGTATTTGGTGTGGGTGTGCGGACGATAGCCACTTCAGCCGCCAGTGGAACGATATCCGCTGGATGTCGGTCGCCTTGAGGTACATCTCGCGGAATTCAGGGCTCTTGAATAGCTTGATCGATTCCGCAAGCGTGGAGTCCGACTCCACTTCACTCTTCATTCTGTACCTGCAGCTTGCGCTCAAGGTTGGTCAGCGCGATGTCGAGCACGTTGACCGTGGTCTCGGTCTGGACGGGATTCTCTTTGTCGCCAGCCACGAACGTCTTGTCGCCATACTTACGGGGATTCCACTTCGCCAGCAGCTTCAGGCGGAGCTCCACGCGATTTTTTTGCCACTGGACGAACGCGCTATCCATCTTGCCACCGTCGACACGCTCAGGCTCTTGATCAAGGATAGCCAGCGCATCCTCAGCGATTGCGTCAGTGCCGAGCTCTCTAGCTTGCGCGAAGCGTGCGGAAAGCGTTTCGTCTCTTCGCAGCCAATCATAGAACGTCGTCCAGCTCGGCTTATCCTCCTCCCTGCATATCTCCCGCAGCGGTGTACCGTTCGCTACCCTCTCGCATATCTCTGCGACGAGCTCTTCCGTGTACTTGGTGGGTCTTCCTATTTTCTTGCCAGCCATAGCTTTCTCTCAAAGCGGATGTGATACCCGCGATTGTAGCGACCTTCGTGGTTTGGGACTACCCCCCTTGTTCCATTGTATCCACCTTACCTCGCAGGAGTGGCATAGCTCCCTTGATGCTTTGTTGTTTTGGATTTCTCGAGAACCCGCCTCGTTGTCGTTGAGGAAGCCACAGAACGTGTTCTCACCATCCCAGATGTGAGCGATCCTGCCTGTACGCCTGTCGTAGAAGTATTTCATTCCTTAACCCTTTTATTCCATATTCCAGCAGCGCCATCAGGATCAGGTTGAATCCAGTGCGTTGCCCCACATTCATAATTCTTGCACCTCACGCGCCAGCCTGTCCCCTTGTTCATCGGTTCTAGCGTTGCTGCGCTTTCGCAGAGTGGACACGGCTTGAGCTCGTGGGTCAGTTGTGTAAGTACGTTCGCTTTCATCGCCATCCTTATTATGCAGACTAGGAAACAGTACGGAGTGATGGACAAAACTCCCCCAAGGGTGACCGTAGCCATCCCTCGAGGTGTTCCGTATGCTGACTGAGGTATCCAGTGACTATCGCAACGGGCTGTGCTTATCGCTCATTATTCCAGCACAACTGATCAGACTATCGCCCCCTAATGTGCGGAGACCCGATACCGCTCTGACCGAGCTTGTCATCACAGGGTGCTTTGTATTCAGCTCTCCCACCAGATTGATCTGATGGAGCTGCTCATCGCATGGTGCTACCTGTGACCGCTCTCAACTCCCACGGTTGCCACTTTCGTTTAGTTTGGCACTGTCACGCTTTGCTTGATCCAACACGGTTGACCCTGAACATCTCAAGCACTTCGGGAGAATAAAAAAAGCCGCTTTAGTCTGCACCCCGTGGAACCCAGTCTTTGTGGGACTGACCCCCTTAACGGGGCGGGACGCATACTAAAGCGGCTTCATTCGTCGAGGTTCCAGCTCGACTACATGCCTACATTTTACTACTCTGACAGCCTATGTCAAATGATTTGTGAGCTCCCATAAAGCAGGGTTTTAGTCAAAGAAAAAAAACCACGCCAAGTCGCTAACACTCTGGCACTCACACGGCTGGGGACTGACTGTCTAACCAGTCTCATTCAGCGTTGCCTAGGACGCTGACTTTCTGTTGGCGGGTCTACCAAGTCTTGCGGACTCAGGCTTCAATCCCCATGCGTGTTTGCTGGTTGGTGGTGTCAGCATTTTAACATTAAATGGCGGTTACGTTTATCCGCCGTCTGCTGTGACAGACCGAGATTCAATTTTACACAAAAGCCAGCATTAACATCAATGCGGCGAACAATACCGCACCAACCGACCACCACACAATATCTGCCAGCCTGCTCATGCATCCACCTCGTTTGTGATCGCGAGGATTTGGTTGATCTTTTCCTGCAGGCTTGTGATCTTGGCGGTCGACGATGCCTTGACCTCTTCGATCTCTGTTTTGATCGCCTCGACTGCCAACTTGGTAATCGTAGATGCGTCATAAAAGCTGATTGTCATCTCAGCCTCACCGATAGCTGTGTAACCCATATTCTCGTATCCCTCGCCAAAATTAAACCACTCCTGTGCCTCTGGCGTGTGAAGCTCGTTCATTTTGACATAATGACGACCCGTCTCGGTCAACCATACTTTTGTCTTCATTTTAAATCTCCAGTGCGTTGTTTGAATTGCGTTTTGAAAGTTTGAGCTGGCGCTCGCGTAAGGCATCGATCTCCGCCCAGAGCTTGATGTAATACGGGTCGTCGGTCGATTTGTCGCGGAAGCATTCGAGCGTCTCGTATGCGTCCTTCATAGCTGCAGCGCAGGCTTCTACGCTGTAGTTCTTGAACTTGTTGGTGAACAGCAGGTGAAGCTCGCCGTAGGTCATGATTAAGCCCTCTCTGCAATTTCGGATTCAATAGCGGCGATCATTGCTGGAGTCAGCTTGCGCTCGAGCCAGAGAGCACGACGACCGCGACGGTCGCACACCTCGAATGACGAGACGACATAGCCACGCGCATCGATGTCCGACGGTGCGCTGTAGCCTTGACCAGCCACTACGTTCAGGGCTGTTACATCGATGATGCAGGGGATGCCTGCTACGCGAGATTGAAATTGCATGGTGTTTCCTTGTAAATTCGCTGTTGAAGCGTTAATTATATATTAACTAAAACGATAATGCAAAGGGGGTTTCCCCCCTCCCGTTACCAGCCGAACCTGTCGGCGCAGATTGGGCCAATCCCACGGTCAATCGACTCCTGATTCGTAAGCTCGCGGGAGCAGATCGCGCACTGACCGAAGCGGCGACCGTAGGCGACCGCTGCAGCCTCTGGATCAGCAGCCGCTGCCAAGATATTACCTTCGGTCTGATCGTCGCACTCGCGGCTCTTGAAGAGCTTGCCGCCTGCAATCTTACCGAGGTACGTCTCGCCTGCCTTGACGTAGATCGCGCCAGCGTTGTTGCCTGTCACTGGAGCTGGTGAGAAGCGGAAGTCAGCCAGACGCAGCTTGGGGCGCTTGATGCCTGCCTCGATAGCCTTGGCGAAGGACACCTCGATCTTGCTGATGTCGATCACTGGAGCAGCCTCGATGCGTGCTGCCTTCTCTACAGCACGCTCTGCTGTGCGGATATTGTCGCGCTCGATGCAGCGACGCACGGCTGCGAGCTGGTTCTCTGTGAGCGAACCGAACTTGTTCAGTGCCTGTGCCAAAGATTGTGCGAACTCGAACTTGGAGCTATTCAGACCAATCCAAACGATTTCCTCAGCGTGCGCGACACCGAACGCATCGATCTGCGACTGGAGCTCTTCCTGCTTGCGTGCTGCGCTGTTTTGGCGCTGTACAGCAGCCTTCTCGCGGTACTGTGGGAAGGTTTTGAATTCGTGAAAGCCCTTGCCACCGCAAGAGAAGCAGTTGCCGACAACGCGACCTGTGTAACCAACGAACTTTCCGCGACCTGCGCACTTCTTGCAAGGCTCGGTGAAGAGGGTTGTGGTTTTGATAGAAGCGCCTTCCAGAGCTTCGAGGTCGTCTTTCATGTTCAAGAGTGTGTTCATTTTATTTCCTTTTAGATTCGCTGTTGGGTGGAGTCGGACTCCACTGATACGAATATTAGCACGATAAGTTAACGAATTGCAATTATTTTATCGTGCTAGGGAAAACACCTACTCTTCTTCCTCTTGCAACAGGACTTCCTGAATGTGGTCAAGTGTTGGTTGCGCAACAATAAAGTAGCAGATGGGCGTAACAGGCATGCCAGTGGCGTTTACGACGCTTACGAGCACGGACTCACCTTTCAGTAGGTTCTTATGCGCAATCGCCTCCTGACGGTTTGTGAAGCCTTGTAGCACGGTTACTTCTTTCAGTCTCATTTCATCCCCTTGAGGCATTTATCGTGGAATTCGCAGGCAGTAGGACTTTGACAGTCACAGGCTGGTTCTGCATCGGTTACTGCTACCTGCGCCTGAGCCCACGCTGCACACCATACGTCATAAGCAAAGCCTTCCGACTTTGTTCCGGTTCGCTCGTCATACCATTTTCTGAATTCATCATCACGGTTCATGTGTTCTTCTCCTTTAGTTTGGCTTCAAGTTCTCTTACTGCATAAATCAATTCTTCATTAGTCATATAGTCAAAAAATCCTTCTGCTGAAATGATCTCCTCATCGGTCAGTCCAACCCACTCCTTGCGTGGTGGTGATGTGTAGAGCTTTGTGCCAACCTTAACTTTGATGTGAGAATCAAAATAACCCTCGTAATACGTTTCGTTATGCATAATTTTTGTTACTGTCGCAACAGGCTCTTGCTCCGCAGTATCCACATACTCACCCGCCATGTGTGATGCTGTGCGGTCAAAGCCGTGGTCTTGCTCAGGCTGTGCGTCAAACTTATTGCGTGGATCAAGTCCACCATCAGAAACAATGTCGCTGTACTCTGCTTGGTCAGGATTGGATACTAGTGCTTGACCCATAAGACCGCACTTCAAAGAGTCACCTTTGCATGGTTCTTTAAATTGTTCAATCTTGGCTAACTTTATATCTGCGAGTTCAAATTTCAATTTGTAGTTACGCTCAGATAATTCATCAAGTTGTTTGCGAAAGTTATCTTCTAATTGTTTGATGTAATCTTGCTCAGTCTTAGCAGACGTAGCGATCACTTTCAAAATTCGATATTGTCGAGTGACTGCGACAATCTGACCTTGAGGGTTTTTTGTAACTACCACTTCGCCTTGCTCAGGCTTGGCTAACTCTGCTTCAAGGGCTTTAATAGCATCCACCGTATTCCATGCTGCGTACTGCATATCAGTCATCGCTTCGCTAGTGCCGCTGTACTGATGTTTAATCAACGCATCCCACTCCTTTAAAACGGTTAATGCTTGCTGTAATAATTCTTTCATGGCTTAATCCTTGTTCTGTATTGATAATATGTAGCGTCAGTCCAAACTTCTTTGCCATCAATAATGCGACCAGACTTTACCCACCAGACGTATGTACTCTTGCGCCATTTACGTTGTTTCATTTGATTCTCCTGCTTTGGCGACCTCTGCCGCTGCTCTCACGATTGCTCTGCGTGTTGCTGCGTAGGGGTCATTGCCATGAGGAAAAAACTCGCACTCGCCAACATCGCCGAAATAGGCAAATGCTGAAATGCTGTTTGTTTCGTCAAAAATATCAGTACCATGTTTGACACTTAACTTTAGCTTCACAGCCAAGCGCAAAGCTTGTGCATCATCGTTCAATGGACTCCATTCCTCCCATTGAGATACACCAGAACTGATATACATCCGTCCGCTTATTGGGGATTTATTGACCGTATACCCCGCAGCTTTAGCCGCAAGATCTAAAAGTTCTTTGTCAGTCATTTCGATTCCTTCCAAACCGCAATTACTGCAAAAATTAAAAAAGAGGCTGACAAAAATAATCCCATAGTTTCGGATAGGCGTGGCGCAACGTAGATCGCAGCCATTGCAAAAAGTCCGTCTGATTTAGTCATTTCATTTTCCTTTAATTCTGTTAATCAATTCGTTTGCCCAATAAACAATTACAAACGCTGCAACTGCCCACACAAAACCAATGCCACAAACTGCTAATGACCATAAAAGAAAAGATTCAATACTCATTTCGATTGCTCCAGTGCGTAGAGTGGAATCGTGTAACGCTCCCTCAAAATCCCGCAATCATCAACAATATCCCTAACCGAGTAATGCAATATTTCTTTCGGTGGGTAATTTACCAATTGCGCCATTGTGTCATCATTCATTTCACACCCCTTGCTCTGATTGCTGCATCTGCAATACGCTCCATTGAATCACCGTGATTCATAGCTAACGCTTTTTTAATTAAAACAAGTGACTCATCAATCATGTCATCAAATTCAAGTGGGGCTGATTTTTTAAGTATTTCCAGAGTTGCTTTTGCATCCTCCAAGGCTTCAATGTCTGCGCTGTTTACCTGCCAGAGAAAATCAATATCTGCTTTAAGATTTGTTTCAATTTTGCTTTGGCGTGGCGTAGTGGACGGAATACTATCGAATAATCTTTTACCAAGTTCGTAAAATTCTTTGTCTTTGCCTGTGCTGTTATCTTTAGCCATTGTTATTCTCCGTTGGTGTAGTGTATGTATAAAAATGGTACGCAAGTTCTCTTGCTCTATGTTTGTTAACCCCGTTACGTACAAGATTACTTACAACCATGTCCATCCAATAAATTGCATTAGTAGTTGGTGGCAATGCGTCTGCTTCACAAACTTTGCTTACGGTAATTGACATCACTCCCGATTGTTTTGGCACGGGCTGTTCCATTTCTTTAATGTATCGCTCATTTCTTTTAGCTTCTTCAACAGCATCAGCGCAGTCTTGAGTAAATTTGTCACGCTCATCCTGCCTGATTAATTCTGCAAAGCGTTCAAACGCTACAGGATGACTCGCATGACAAGCTGGAAGCCTCGCCTGTTCAGCTAATTCTTTTATACGTTCGTTCATATGTCCTCTCCGTCCATTTGTTTTAGCTGTTGCACGATGTGTAAAGCCAGAGTCATGTAGCCTTTGACCTGCTCGTCAGTCGGCTTATTATCGCTGTAATCACGCAAGTTCTCGAGCGTGTCGCATCCTGAGCACGAACCATAGCTGATCCGCACGTACCAGTACACATTAGGTTCGTATCCTGTTTCTGCAATCACGTACACAAGCGTGCCGGAATACGATCCGTGATCAATTGTTGTGATGCGCTCTGGGTCAGGAGTATGTCGTCCTTTTCCTTTTGACATCATGTCAATCACCCCACGCAAAATATCGCTGTAAGTATCAGGATGCTTTTTTCTAAAAAGCGCTTCAAGTTCGTCTTTGTGAGCGAACCATGCGTCTACGAATTCTTTAATCATATAACCTCCGCTGATTTCAGTTTGCCTGTCTCGCCGTCAATGATGGCTTTAATATTTGAATCACACTCTCCAAGACCTCGGGATACATTACCGTACATTGTGTTGAGCTTTATAAAAACATACACATCAGGCTTAGGCTCAGGCTTGATGCGATATTCTTTATCACCATAAAAACGAGGTAAATTCGGGCTGATCCAATCCTCCCAATCGCCGTTTTCATTTTTACGTTGTATCTTTTTACCTTCGGCAAAGGCAATAATTACTTCATAGTGTTTGTGTTTCATTTCAGTATCCTTATTGCCTCGACTACATCAAGTGATGATCCACGTTGTAAATGCACAAGTGCATCACTTATTTTTTCATTAAACGCTTTAACTAGCCTCATAGCACCAGCAATATATTCTTTATCAAAGTCAATTTGTTTTGAATATGCATCGGTTGTTTTCAATAAAAAATCAATGTGTGCTTGCATTTTTCTGATCAGCTCTGCCGCCTCCGCCTGCTCCTGATGCGTCATGAAATAACCGTGATCAAGGTTGCGGAGTATTTTTTGCGTCTTGTCCATGTTCATCCTTCTATCACCCATCCAGCAAACTCACCCATGCGGAAAAACAGCTTACCGTCTGGGATCATTGCTGCGTCAAATGGAATTTGTACTCCAGCCAAGCTCATCTCTTTATCTGTCACAGCGCCGAGCTGAGCACCCTGACGAATTTTCCAGTGCATGCCAAGGCGCTTCAGGACTGTAGAGAAGTACCCTGTGTGATCGCAAACCTTGTCGACCAATATGATTACCCCACCCTTTTTTAAATTCTCTCTGATCGCCTTTAAAACAGCCTCACGCTTATGCACGGGTATAAACATCATTGTCAGGAAGACGATATAAACCTGAGCTGGCGGCAGATTGTAATTACATATGTCAAATTCATTGACTGTCACGTTGTGGTTGTTCTTAAAGCGCTCCAGCATCACGTCGACCATGCTGCTGCTTTTCTCAATTGCAAGCACTTCCGCTTTGCGCTCCTCAAGCAATGGCATAAGGTTGTGGATCGTGTTGCCAGTCGATGCGCCGACGTCAACCACCATCTCGCCATCGGTCAGATAGTTGCGCACGATATAGCACACCGCATCCGTCGCCATGTCGTACCACGGCAATTGCTCGCGCACATGATCATCAAAAATTGATGCAATCTCTGTTGTCTCAAATGTCCATGACTTCATATTGGTAACCTCTTTGAAATTTCGTAAATAACTGGGATCGTTACTGTCCTGCCGCACCGCTCGTATCGTTCAGCGTCCTTAACTTCAGTGCCATCTGCGTACCACTTCGTAAAATTGTCAGGAAGCCCTTGGAGGCGCTCACACTCGAGCGGGGTTAATCGCCTAAGCCTCTCATTAACAATCACGCCATGACGATCCTGCGCGGTCAGAGTGAATGCTGGCTCGTTGTGATCCTTTACCCTGCGACCGTTCTGGCGTTTCTCTTTGCGCATAGGCGTGAGCACCGCACGCACTTGCATGACAGCACCACGACCCTGATTGTTTTGTATTCCCTTCCAGTAGTGGCCGTCGAGCGTTGGGAACACGTCCTTGACCTGCATGACTTTGCCAGTGACAAACGGCATCAGAATAGAGTTGCCTGTGTCGTATCTGGTTCGACCTCTTTCGTCGGCTTCTGTTTGATCTTGCGCTTGAACATCCTCTGGAATGCATCGTCCGAGAGGAAATACTTTGGGTCGGGGTTTTCCTCTAAGATGTCCGACAATAAATACCCTCTCCCTATTTTGCGGGACTCCAAAATTTTGGCTGTTAACAACTTCCCATTGAACGTCGTACCCCAGTTCATCAAGACTTGAGATGATGACAGCAAAGGTTCGTCCGCCGTCGTGGTTGAGGAGTCCTTTGACGTTTTCAAGGAAAACATACGGTATTCGCTTGTCTCTGAGAATCCTACAGATTTCAAAAAAGAGAGTACCTCGAGTGTCTTCCGCTGAGAATCCAGATCGCTTTCCAGCAACTGAAAAAGTCGCGCACGGGAATCCTCCACAAAGGAGGTCAGCGTCTGGGATGTCGTCTGGGGAAACAGTTCTAATGTCTCGTCCATCAGGTTGGTGTCCGAAGTTTCTTTCATATATCCTCCGTGGCTTGTCTAATATTTCGTTTGCCCACACGCACTGGTGACCCGCCTTTTCTAACCCAAGGCGAAAGCCACCGATGCCAGCAAAAAGTTCAATGAATTTCATTCAACAGACTCAAATGGTTTTTGCACAAAGAACATAGCCTGCAAGCCACAGTACAGCGGCGAGCTGTTGACCGAGCGCTGATCACCGCAGGTGCGCGTGTTCATTTCGCCAGACACCAAATTGATGCCATGCTGAGGCGCGGAGCAGATGCCGTCATCCTTGCTGTATTTCATTGGGGAATAATTGGCGCAGTCTTTGCAGAATTTCATGTCGATTCCTTGAGCCCCCGAAGGGGCAGTTGTGATTAGAGTGACTTGACCAACAGCTTGAATGATGCGGACTGCTTAGTCCACTTCGCGTACTCGGCATCGCCGTTTGCTTTGATGAACTTGGCTTTGTCGAACAGGGTTGACTCTTGCTCGATGTAGGTAGCGCGGAACAGAAGACCTGCTGCAAATGCCACGCCGTTGTCGTCGATCTCGAGATGACCGTCAGCGCCGCGCTCTTTGATCTCGTCTTTGATTGCATCAGCTTCTTTGGTGAGTTTGGAAATTTGTGCCAGCAACTCGCCGAGGCGGTCGACTTGGGCGGCTTGTACTGCTTGGATGTCGGTGACTGTATTCATGTTATTTCCTTGTGATTTCGCTGTAAGTTGTTCTGATTGGCTAACCAGAACCGTTAATATAATCTTAACGAATTCATATGTCAAACCATTTTGTGCAAATAAACCACTAGGTGTTTACCCTAATCCCTCCAAAAGCCTCTCAATAGTCACATTCAGGGCGTCGAGCTCGTCCATTTTCTTGATTGCCCACATGCGTTTCTGCCCATGCCAGCCCATCAGAGCCCCTTGGTGGCAGTCTTTACACAGCGCGACTACTGTGTACTGCCTATGCTGTTTGATGTGGTGTGCGTCGCTTGGTGCAGGCTCATCGCACACGCTGCAGGGTAGTTCCTTGACTCGAGCAACGTGTACCCGCTGCTTCGCTGTTAGCTTATTGTTCAATTTTTTTAATCTCACCGTTAGGGTAAAACAATGTGTTGTGAACGCGCGACGGATACGTCAGGATCTCGAGGCACCGTGGTCGCGTGGCAATCTTCTCAAGCTTCATGCCTTGGTATAGGCGAGCCCATCGGTCAATCTGTTCAACTTTCTTTTTGCGTGCCATGTCTGCCTCACAGTGTCAGTTTTGTATCAATTTTTGCAAATTCTTGAAAATATTTTTTTGCACCAGTTGCATATGCTTCTGCAGCTTTTTCTTTTGTTGCATGTGAACCTAAAGAAATGTGCTTTCCATTCAACATGACTGCAGCTTGCCATTTACCAGTATCTTTCCTGAAAGTTACGCCTTTGTAGCCACTTGTATTGTTTGATTTAATGCGGCTGTTACCCATGTTTTGACTTTGAGTCGCTGCACGCAAATTTTCAATTCTGTTGTTTGTTGAATTACCATCAATATGGTCAATTCTTTCTGGTAAATATTTGTGATGAAACAAAAATATTGCATGATGCATATACTTTGTTTTACCCATAACACTAAGTTTCCAATATGGTTTTCCATTGCATATGGTCAACCATCCAGCGGCTTTGCCTATAGCTTCGCCACCACGTTTTGTTGTTCTGTAAAGAACGCCATCACGATATTCAAAATTGGCTTTAATGTATTCAAGCATGTCGTACCCCATCAAGGTAGAAATCATCACGAAATGACAATGGCAGGACGGTGATGAATCGTCTTTTCCCCCGCTAAAGGTAGCCATCGCATACATTACTTTAACAGTTTATCTGTTTTACTGTCAGTATAAGTTTGCGCCTTCCACGTCTCTATCCTTGCCTGAGCTGCGATCAAGTCCCACCGCAGCTTCTCTTCGGTCTCCACCGCATCCCTGAGCCCCTCCAGCAATGCAGCGTAGTCATCGTGAGCATATGCGTCTCGCTCCTGAGCTGCAATCACTTTCTCGCCAGAGCGCTTCATCAGCAGCGCCTTGAGTGACTTGCGGTACTCCTCGATGTACACGCGATCAGCGCGAGCTCGTGCGAACTTGCCAGCGTTCTGGATGATGTAGTCAATCGCTTTATGAGGCGAATATTCCTGCTCGTTCATATTTTTAACCATGCCCATTTATATCCATTTTTTATGTTTCTGATATATGTTTGACTAACTCATTGCGTTTGTCCTTTTCATGGATCAGCGCTGCAGCCATTTCCTGTGCGAGCTCGGGTATGCAATTCAGCGAGTAGTTGCCGCTCGCAATCAACCCCTGCATGGCGAGCCCTGCGTACAGGTCGTGTAAGTCGTCGTTATTCATATGCTTCCTTTAGCCATGTCGCCATCAGCAAGGCATCAGCCCTGCCGTGGTCTTTCTGTCGTTTGAGTGATGCTGTTGGATACCAAGACCGAGCCAGATCAAGACTAGCGGTCTTGGGCAATCCAATCAGCCCGTGATACTTCTTCCACTTCTGTGGCGTCACCAACAGGAATGGGAAGCGCGTGAGCTCCGCTGTAGCCTCGATAGCGCCTGCCGCACGCATGAACTTGCCTGTGCTCGCTACGCCCTGCTTCGGCATGCTGTGGACGCTCTCAACCACGATACGAGCCGTGTCACCAGACTGCACGCATGTCTTGATGATTCGATACAACTCAATCGCTGAGATGCGCCCATTGACTGCAGGGATATCGCCGCAGCCCACGAGCTCGTTGTTGTGGTCGATAGCGCCCCATGCGCCCGAGATCGCACCGGGGTCTAGCCCGATGTAAATCATTTCTTCAGCCTGTTGCGAATGTTTTTAGCCGCTTGAGTAAGGGCTATAGTAAGGCTCGGATGAATATCTATACCTTCCATTCGGTTAAGTATCTCGTCGACAATCTTGGCGCACTCTTCGCGCTCGATGGCGATAGCGGTCTTGGTTGTATCAATCGCAACCTGCATGATCTCTGCTTGCGTAAGCGCGATCTGCGCATCAAATTCTTTCTGCGTGTACATGGTCATAACACCACGCGCAAGGAACGACTTCTGAAAATCACTCATCTTTGTACTCATATCAATCTCCAATCATTATGTTGACCACGGTTACCTCGAAACCACTGCTTGCGGACATCCTCCTCAAGCCTTTTATCTTTATGCTTGGTGTTCCAGTTTTCTAAAAACACCACCGCATCCTTCCTGTTCTTGCGCCGCAATTGAATCACATAACGGACAAGACACTGATGCCTGAACTCTTCTGACCATGTGTCCATCAGAACCCCTTGAGTGCTTGAATTGATTTGAATAGCCCGACGCGCAACTGAAAGTCGTTGAAATCCTCACCGACCCTGTCGCTCATCCAATACTTGAGACCCGTTGCTTTTGCGACACGCTCGCCAGTCAGTGACTCATCGTTGTCTGCGACCACCATGCCTCGCGAGTCTTTTGCCAAGCGCTGCAAGTTGCCAGCCGAAAAGCATACGACCACGCTCTTCTTGATCTTGCCAGCAGACAGTGCCTTCATGACTGACAAGCCTGTGGCGTATCCCTCACAATAGATCGGTGCGCCATTACCCATCGCGAAACATGCGTCGTTGGTCTTTTGACCTGTCAGGAACTTCTTAGCGCCAGCCTCGTCGATCATCTGCAACCCAACGATATCGCAACCGACACGCATCGGCACGATCAGGAATTGATTCCACACGTTACCCAGCACGTCAGTAAACCCCTTGCGCTCGAGATACGGGTGCTTCTGGAGCTCAGAACTGTCAAGGATACGCTGAGCCTTGTCCGCCGCCTTTTTGCGCCCCAGAGCGCGTTTCTTGTCCTCCTCGCTGACTCTCTGCAGTACCACCTTTGGATCAACCCTGATCTCGCTCGGGCGATCTGGTCGCCACACGCTGACATCGATCTGCGTGGCGTGGTTCTGGACGAAGCCAACGTCACCCATGTACTTGTATGCGCCGTTGCGTGAGCGCGGGTGATCGACAGTAGGCGTCCTGATCCATCTGCCAACATCAACATCATTTAATAACAAGCCATGAGCTCGTGCAAAGTCTATAAATTCCATTTATTTTCTCTTTGAGTATGCAATTGCTCTCGATTTCAACCAGCCGATTGTTGCCATAGATGGCGTGGTCGGCACTTTCTGTAAGTTGCGCGGGAATACCCCGAACTTCTCTTTATATTTCCATGCTGCCCATCCTTCCTTGTAACCCTTTGTCCGTACCATAAAAATCAATTCGCTGTAAAACTTCTGTTTGTCTGCCGTGGTTACTGCCTTGCCTTCCAACTCTACCATCTCACCCGGTTTATCAATCACCTTACTCCTCTTCTCCCGCACGAACCCACAGTGCGAACAGACGTCAGAATTACCCCAGAGGCTTCCGCAGCGCGGACACTTAGCGCCCTCCTTCTCTGCCTTGGTCGGCTCCTTTTTTGCCTTCTCGCGACCGTCGTCCAACTCGCCTGCGCCCTGCTCGTAGATCTCATCCCACTCCTCGCGGAACCGCAGGAAGTTGCCAGAATGATCTAGCCAGAGACCAAACTCCTTGGATGGATGCTGACGCATAATGCGACCCATCTGTTGAACGTGTGAGGATAGTGACTTGGAGAATGGTCGCGCGCTCACGCCAATCATGACGTCAGGAACGTCAAAACCCTTGGTCAGAATGTCCACCGCAATCAAACCGTGGATACTTGTATCGGCTTTAGCAAAATCCTCGAAAACTTCCTTTTTATATTCATCGGTGTCCAGATACGAGATTGGCACAAAGTTGTAACCAGCCTCGCTGAACTTAGATGCCAGATCCGCACCATGCGCCACAGACGCACAAAATACGATGGTCTTGCGCGGACGACCAAATACCTCATGAGTCTTCTTAATCCACTCGTTGACTACATCGCCAGTGATCTTAATGCCGCGCTCTGTTGCCTCAGCATCTGACCACTCACCAGCAACTTTCTTAGCGCCAGTCATGTCAATTTCCTTGGCGAGGAATACACGCAAAGGCACCAGCATTTTGGTATCCACCAGATCCTTAGTGGTTACCGTGTTCACGACGTTGGTGAAAACATGACCTAACCCCTTTGTAAAAGGAGTAGCAGACAATCCAATCACCTTGATCGATGGATGCATGTCGATGAATTTCTTGGTCGACTTTCTGATCTGATGGGCTTCGTCGACGATCAGGAGATCGAGCCCGGGGAAGCTCTTTCGCTTCTCCAGCGTCTGCGCCGAGCACACCTGAATATGCTCGTACGGACGATACCGCCAGTGGCTAGCCTGCAACACCCCGTGCTCGATTCCGTACGAATCAAGGCGTGTCGAGGTTTGGTTGCACAACACAATACGATCCATGACCATTGCTGAGCGCCTGCCCATGCGACGGGAGAACTCCATCAAGGCAATCGCAATCTCAGTCTTTCCCGCGCCTGTAGGTGCGTAAAGCAACTGCGATCGGTGTCCCTGTTTGATTCCCTCTCTCAGCTTGTCCAAACCTTCGACCTGATAATCTCTCAGGCGCTCATCAATGTTGAATGTCATTTTTATTTTCCTTCGTTTTCTTTTTCACTTACTGCCAGTTTCTTTTGGTAGTATGCGCACTGTTTTTTAAGCTCTCTGATCTCGACCATCATGGTGTCACGGGTCGCTTTTAATCCATCGTTCTCTGCCTGCAGGGTTTTGATCTCCTGAGCTTGACGCTCCATAATCTCCCTTGCATTCTCCATATCATCAGCCAGCACACCAGCCGCTGCTGCACGATTCGCTTTCTCGAGCTCCTCATTGAGGGTCGCAATGGTTTCGCGCATGTTGTCCGTTTCGTCGTACTCTGGCTCTTCAAATTTTGGCAATACTTTCTTTGGCTCTCGTGGTATTGGCTTGAGGGTGGAGTCCGCTGCCAGCGACTTCTTTACATCCTGCACAAGTGTGTGCGTGACGTTACAGTGACGCGCAATTTCACGCTCTGACCAACCCTTCCACTCTGGCTCGCTCAGCACCATCAGCACGGCATTACGCTTGTCTGCGTTGGTGCGTGGCTGACCGTGTGATGCATTTGCGCCACATGCAAACAACTTGGCGTCGAGCTTCGTTCCTTTTTTGATATCAATGTCAATAATGTCGCGCTTGATCGCAATGTGTGCATAGTAGCGATTGAAACCATCAGCGAGCCAATAGTCCTTGCCATCATAAAAAACCGTGACAGGAGGGAATTTGACGCCCTCCTTGAGTAGGTCTGTGTATTGCTGCACCGTTTCTTCGCTCATTTTCGCTCTGGCTTGCGTTCCGCCGTCGATTCTAATCTGATCTAGTTTCATATATATCCTTGTTGAAGCGTTAATTGTAATACGTTAATGACCGTCAATGACCGTTAATGTCCTGAATCGTCAAAATAACTCTGGACGTAGAACTTTACGCTGCACCTTTTTTTTCGTCAAGCGCTCGATCAAAATACACAGCGTTGGGCTGGGGAGCTTGCGCCCATTGACTATCAGGGATAACCATGTCCTGCTTATATTGAGCTTGTTAGCCATTTGTGTGATAGCTCCGTGAGGTTGTTTGTCAAAATATTCTTTGAGTGTCATAATGCTTCCATTGTGTTAACAAGAAACCAGATTGTACTTTTTTATTAACACATGTACAATTCATTTTCCTACAAACCTACAGAGAATCAAAATGATTGAAGAAATGACATTGAAACAATCCGATCCCGCCTATGCACCCGCATCGGCTACCAACGTGCAACGCACATGGAAGCGTGTCTGTAACTGGATACCGCCATCGCAAGACCCAGAAATTATTAAAAAATGGCTGTACCACCAGAGCATGTCTCTGTTGTCTGCCAAACAATTACAACTCAACAAGGAAGCAAAATGAAACGCAAGAAAAAATTAAATAATTTTCAAACTCTTGTTTCAAATATTTTGGATAATCTTGATTCGCTTGTGCCAAAAGGAACAACAGCAATAGAAGTAATTGGTGCTTTAGAGGTTGCAAAAATTTATGCCGCAGGTCGATTGACCACGCAAACACTTCTTCAGGACACATTAGATGATTGAGGCAGAGCACCACCAGCTTGAGTTAGAAAGAATGGAGCAACTCGAGGATGCGATTGAACGCGCCACCCACGGGTTAGCAACAGAGGATGATTGGAACATCATTCGCTTTGAATGCGGGATCGTTGGTCGACCCGTTTTACACACAACATCAATAGGTAGATAAAAATGGCACTTATAGCGAAAGGCGATACAGGCGGCAGCTTCACTCCCGTCCCAGCAGGTATGCATCTGGCACGTTGCTACAAGATCGTTGATCTTGGCAGTCAGAAGACAGAGTACATGGGTCAGACAAAAATCCAACACAAGATTATGCTTCAGTTTGAGGTGTGGTCGGAAGACGAGAATGGTAATGCCACTCTGACATCAAAGGGTGAGCCACTATCTATCAGCAAGAACTACACGCTGATCTTGTCAGAAAAGGCATCTCTGCGCAATGACTTGAAGACATGGCGTGGTCGTGACTTTACGACTGAAGAGCTGCGTGGGTTCGAGCTCAAGAATGTGCTTGGCGTATGGGCGATGTTGTCAGTCAGCCGCGACGCTGGTCGCGATGGCAAGGAGTACACCAACATTCAGGCGATTATGCCTGTCCCAGTAAACGTCAAAAAGGCTGGTCTTCCTGACCCGCACAACACGCCAGCGATGTACTCCATCGATGAGCATGACGACGCAATCTTTGAGACCTTGTCCGACTACGTCAAGAAGAAGATCATGGCAAGCCCTGAGTTTCAATCCCGCAATCCACACGTCCAGCCTGCAGCCGCAGAGAATGACGACGACGATATACCTTTTAATTAGAACGGGTCTATAATGGTTGTACGCCAAGCACACGGAGTACAGCATGATTCGTTCTAAAAATTGTTTTAAGTGCAATGCCGTCAAGCCATTATCAGAATTTTATAAACACTCTGGCATGGCTGACGGTCATGTAAACAAATGCAAGTCCTGCAACAAAAAGGATGTCAATGAAAACAGATTAAAGAACATTGATTATTACCGTGAGTACGACAGGGAAAGGGCAAAAAACTACATTCGTCAACAGGCATCTTCTGAAATATCTAAAGCATGGAGACAGGTTGACAAACGCAGAGATTTTTGTCATAACGCAGTTTCAAGAGCAATCAAGTCTGGTCAATTGGTTCGACAACCTTGTCTGCGATGCGGTAACGAAAAAAGCCTAGCACATCACGAAGATTACGATAAACCGTTGGATGTTATGTGGCTGTGTCAGCCATGTCACAAACAAAGACACAAGGAAATTAAATGATTATTTATTTGGACATTGAAACAATTCCCGCGCAAGACTCCAAAGCAATTGCCTCACTGAAGTCTGATGCCGACAAAGAAAAGCTGACGATCAAAGCGCCAGCCAACTATAAGGATCAGGCAAAGATCGACGAGTATATTGCAGCCAAGCGCGTGGAGATCGATGCGTCGTTCGACGAGCGCTATCGCAAGACATCGTTCGATGGCGCGTTGGGTCAGATCGTTGTGGCATCCTACGCCATTGACGACAACGAGCCTGTGGTGATTTATTTTAATAATTGGAAAAGCACTGAGGACGAGATTATTGCAGCGCTTTATAGGGATTTAGCATCAGCCTACAAACCAAATAGCCAGACTAGACCTATATTTGTTGGTCATAATATATTGAATTTTGACCTGCGCTTTATTCTGCAACGCTCAATCATTCTTGGTATCAAACCTCCAATGTTTATTCCATTCAAAGCTAAACCTTGGGATGATGTGGTGTTTGACACCATGACTGCTTGGGCTGGCACAGGCAATCGCGTCAGCATGGCTAAGCTGTGCGAGGTCTTTGGAATCGATGCCAAGGGCTCAGAGGTCGACGGTGACATCGATGGCAGCAAAGTCTGGGATTATGTGCAGGCTGGGCGCATTGATGATGTGGCGACCTATTGTGCAGGTGATGTCGAGAGAACCCGTAAAATCTACAAACGCATCAACTTTTTAGAATAGGAATCAGCATGCTTACAAACGATCACATCAAGGCGATCTTTCTTGAGTGCAACAACAAAGACCCAGATGGCATGTACGCCGACGACGTTGACGTCATGGAATTTGGACGTAAACTTGAAAAATATGCTCGTCAGGAAGCGACCTATGACGAGCGTGATGCGTGCGTCAAGTTCGTGCGCTCTTTGAATACTGAGGTCGCCAAAGCCCTTGAGGAGTGGCGCATATGGACGGACAGGAGTCAATAGAGATGGAGCTGGACTGGGAAACCATCGACATGCAAGCTAAGCGCTTTGACGAGGGCGACCACAGCGTCCTATGTCTTCGCGCAAAGATGCTCGAGCTGGCTTATCAGGACGGCTACAACCAGTGCTTGCAGGACAATGAGACAGCAACACAGAACTTCATGCTCATGATGTCCCAGCCTGCAGGTCACGCATAAAAAAAGCCCCCCGATTATGGGGGGCGAAAAGACCCTGAACTAGGTCTCAAGGATTTAATTCATCCAAGGCGTGCTTGTCTTGGATCGCATCAGTTGCATAAATAAGCTCAGTGGCGATTGTGATTCACCCTTGGCTTTGTTTGCTGCCAATTCTTTTGTCAGCTCATCAGCTTGTCTCTTCGCTTCAGGAACTGCCATCATCAGAGCACCAGCCGTTGGCGCACCAGCCATAGGAAGCATGCCAACCAAGCCACCAGTGCCAGTTATTCCATGTGAAGCAGCATCGCCGTAGTTTTTCTTCATGTAGGCGTCATAGGCATCCATCCCTTCCAAGCCTGCTAGACCGCCACCAAGGACTGTGCCAGCCGCCCGTAATGGACGCATGACCGCTGAGTTCAACGCTTTATTTTTGGCATCGATCATTGCCTGCTGTACTGATTCGACTGTGTGACCAAATTTCTCACCCAGCGTGCCGCGAGTTGACAGATCGGTTGACAATGCCTTGTTTGCTCCGCGCTCTGCCGTAGCCGCACCACTTCTGGCAGATTGATTCTCACGCAGGACTCGCTCTGCCTCATTAAATTGCAGGCGTCGAGCCATATCCTCTGCCGCACGCCTTTGCATCTCGAGCTCGAGCGCATGACGCTCTGCAGGTGACATTGCTGCTGCCATCTGCTGCTGAGGTGTCTGAGCTGCGTTGACAGCGTTCAAGTCCTTCTTTTCGAGCAAAACGCGACCTGTGGCTGTCGGCTGGTGTTCGCCTGCCTCAAGCATCATCTGAACATATCCACGACCCAGCCCGTACTCTTGAGCCAGACGATCAACCATTTTCATTTTGTCGCCCTGCGACAGGCTGCGGTAATGCGCAGACTCGTGCTGAGAGATTTCACGCGCAGCGGAGTTGCCAGTCGGATTGTTGTTCATCTCGTGATAATCAACTGTGACCGCAGGCGGTGTCGTGGGAGTTGGTGCAACGGTTGTTGCAGGGAGCTCTGGAGCTTTCTTGCCACCACCCAAGGTGACAAACTGTGTCAGTGCAGTCTGCTCAGCCAAACGAGCCTGCTCGAGCGCTCTCTGCGCTGCCTGCTGCTGAGTTCTGAGAGCATCAGTACCGATCTGTGCCTGACCAGCTTCAGACTTCCAGTTGTTCAATAGATCACGCATCTCTAAGCGACGCATCTCTGCCGTCTGCCCAGCAGGTGAGCTCAGCTCCCAGCTTGAGAGTGGTCGACCAATGCTCCCAGTGTTGGGGGCGGACTCTTTGATGCGCTGACTATTTGAAAATAAATTTGTAGCGGCATTCTTGGCAGCACCAGCTCCGACCAGAGCAGCACCTGTGCCAGCGCCTGCAGCCGCACCGATCATCTCGTCAGTAGTATCGTGCTCGGTTTGCTGATAAGGCACAGGAGCGGGTTTGAATTGCTTCTCCCACAGCATCTTGGCTGCGAGGGGGGCTTCCTCACCGGGGTGTCCCGTCAACCCTTCCGAAAATTGATTCTTATCAAATATCGTTTGCAGCGCGACGCTCGGATCGATGTTGTACTTACGCGCATCAGCCGCCACGCTTTTTGCAACAGCGATTTGCTCTGGGGTTAATTTGGAAAAATCAATGTCAGCCATTACTCTCCCCCAATCTGGTTAAGCCTGTCTTCCAAAGAATCTTTCTTCGGAGCTGCGGTGGCTGGTTTATTTGATGATGTCGCTTTCAACAATTTTGATGTTGCATCACGCATTTCATCAAACCTATCGGTGTATGTCTTTTTGACCCTGATATAGTCATCAGACCTCAAGAACTTGTCGTATGAACCATTGGGGTGGACTGCACGATAGTCAGACCATGCTTGATGCAGATCGATGTCACGCTGGGCGCGAGTCTTGAGCGCATCAGCCTTGAGCATAATTGCGTCAACAGAATCCGAAGGCAGACCGCCCATGATCGCAACCAGACGACGTTCCGAGTCAGAGACAGCGCCCTGACCTTTGAAGTCGATGCGCGAGAACAGCAGGTTGATCTGCCCAGCGTTGTTTGCATACAACGTAATGGCATCCAAGTCTTTTGGATCGCGCACACCTTTGACGTATTGAGCAATACGATCAGGCGTCAGCTCAACACCCTTAGCGCGAGCTTCTGTCGCTGCAGCCAGCAATGCCGAAGACAGCGATGGGTCGTTCAAATAACCAAACGCAGTGGGTCGTGATTGAACCAGAGATATTTGATTATCCGCCAAGCGCACGATGTCCTGCGCAGCTTCATTTGCTTCGCGCATTCCACCGACAGTCTTGACATCTGCTTCGCCCAGCCCTTTATTGAACGATGCTTCTTGAGCAATATCCGCTTCAGCCCTGAGCTGTTCTTTTTTCAGAGCAGCTTCTTGCTGCGCCTTTGGAGACAATGGGAAGCCAGTAGCTGTCGCGGCAGGAGCTGATGTAGCCTGCCCAGTCGCCGCTGCTGGTCTCGGAATCCAATGCACTGGATCGCCTTTTGGATCAGGACGATAGTAGCCACGAGATTCCATGTAGCTTGGTGGAACACTTTGTGGCACGTCAATAGCGCCTTCGTGGTAAACCTCTTTACCCTCAACAAGCGGAGCAGGTTTGAAAATATTCTTTTCGCCAGCAGCTTCGCGCTTGATTAAGTCTTCCTGTTGAGCGCGTGTACGCTCAAGCGACAATTGCTCTGGCTTAAAGCCGAAGTCAGTCATCAATTGTTTTGCCACTTCAGGGATTGACAGAGCACCTGTTTGAGCTGGTGCGCCAGCAGGTCTTTGAGGCGCAGCACCGCCAGTAGGAGCACCGCCAGCATATGGATAAGCTCTCATCCCAGTTTCAAAGAATGTTCTCACTTGAGCGTCGGTCAGCTTGCCTTGCTCGAGACCAATCGTAATCATGTTCTTTTGCGTCTCAAGCATTGTCTTGATTTGCTCGTATGCTTTAGTACCCGGTTGCGCCTGCATCTGCGCCTGCGCGAGACGCTGCATCAGTGCTGGGTTGCCGATAGCACCCATTGGCGATGACATGGCTTGGGTAATGTCATTTTGATTCATTCCACTAACAGCCTGTGCAAGCGCCTGTTGTGATTTTGACTCTAGCGCCATCTGATATTTTTGACCTGCCAACTGCGCACGCATTTGCGCGATAGGAAGAGCTTCTTGCTGTTCGCGTTCTTTCTCTTTCCCCATTACCTCGTTGACATTGCCCAGCGATTCTCCAAAACTTCCTGTGCGGGTTGGCTTTAAAAATCCAGCAGCAATGTTCCACAGGTTTGTTTGTGGATTAGAACGGTTTTCAAGCGCCTTCAATGACTGGTTGAGAGCTTCTTGATATTGAGCATACTCAGGAGTGCCGACATCCGTTCCCGCACCGGGTGAAAGCGGAGCAACTTTTGGAATTATATCTGCCATGATTTATGCCTTAACCGTAATTGTTAGCTGCTGTGAAATTCACGCCTGCATTTGCATCATATGGAGAAAGCGCATTCGTGCCGTTCGTGGTGATCGTATTGGCGTAATTTGGATTGTAGCCAGCCGCTGAGTAATCTGTCTTACCCAAGCTGCTCAGCCAGTCGCTAATACCCTTCACTGCAGAAGTTCCGCCGACGCCTGATGAAAATAATCCACCAATGCTTGATAGCGTACCCAGACCTGTTGCCAAAGGTGAATTGGCGTAAGCACCGGGGATTGGGCCGCTATAAGTGCTCGTCACACCTGTCGGTACATTCACTCCCTGCATCAATCCTGCTTGCGCCTGAGCCATCTGCAATGGGAATAGCTGCTCAGCCTGCTTAATCTGCTGCTGCTGCGTTCCTAGCGTGTTCAGGGCATTCACATCGCCTAATCCCAACGCTTGCGTTGTAGAGGCTAATTGACCACCAATCTGGGCAGACTGGTTCAGGTTTTGCTGACCCATCGATGCGAGGTTACCCGCCGTCTGACCGAGCTGACCTTGTAAAACAGCCTGATCCTGCGCCTGCTGCATGGCGTTCTGATAACCAGTGTTGAGCGCGTTGGTCTGCGCTGCTGTGGTTTGCTGACCATACTGACCTAAAGTGTTTGCCAGTGCGGAAGCACCACGGGACGATCCGAACTGACCAGAACCAACAAGCCCAGCGGTTGTTTGAGGCGCGACGTTTTGCATGATGTTCTGTTGAGCCAGATCGCCGATCTGACCAACCACATCATGGATATATGGCGACATATACTTATCAACAGTGTTGTAAGTAGGATTCGCAGCGGACGTGAGGTACGGATTCGCAGCCGCCAATGGATTGGTGGAGTTGATCGACTGACCAAGCGCACCCGTTGCTGTATCGAGCGTTGGCTGGTAGTTGCCGACGTTCTGCTGGGCAAGGTCATACGATTGTTGTTGCATAGGCTGAATGCCAACAAATTGCGCGTTCTGCGCGGCATTCTGCCCTTGTGTGGCAACATTCTGCAAGTAGTCTGTATACCAACTAGGCGCAGTCGTGTTCTGCGTCTGGGTGGTAGTGATATCGGGTAAAGCGCCGCCTTGTGTCAGTGACATGATTATTTCCTTAAATTATTTGCTTTGCGCAAATTGTCTTTCGCATGAATAACCTGCAAGTTAAACGGCACATGCAATCCAGATACTGTCCTTCCTTGCAATGGAACAATATGATCAACGTGGTAATCCATGCCAATCGACCTCAACGCAGCGCAATACTCGTAAGTAAAATCAATTTCTGCTTTTTGTGTAGCATCCAACCATACTGGCGTGCGCATCAATTTTGATGCACGACGTTTGGCAACATCAGCATGTCGTTTTTCTGGATTTTCTTTTTTCCAACGCTTGGAATGAAAATTATTGGTTTTTAAATTGTATTCTTTGCGATATTCTGCCAATTTATCTTGATTGTTTTGATAATATTTTTGTCCAGTTTTTTGACGACTAATACAACCTACTTCAGTTTTTAACCATTTTTTTTGGATATGCCGATACTTTAAACCATGTGCATATTTTTCATCAGCGGTCATTGAATCACGTTTATTTTGTGCTTTAGTGCGGTTGCATTTAACACAGGAACGATCTGAAACTAGTCTTTCACAGATATGACCTTTACTACAAGGTCTACCTGTAATGTAATGAACAAAACCGTTTAGTTTTGCTGCAGCAAGTTTTTCACATTTTTTCATTTGTCCCTCTGAATATATTTTTCAGCATCTTTCATATATTGTAATGGGGACTTTGCCTTGGGTGGTATATCACTTAAAGGTGCAGATCTTTTATGTGCTCTAATTGCCTGACGCATACCATCCAAAACTTTAGCGCCTGAATCAGAATCTCCGTTTCCAAGCGCAGAAACAATATCAGAATCCCACACATATTCTCCCGAAGCGAGCATCGCTGGGATTAAATCAGCCTGCCCATCACCACGTCCCTTGACATAATGACCAGTTGCGCCAGTAATAAATTCAGGAACATGTTCTTGACCCCCATCCATAAATGAGCCCAACACGCTGCCGCCATTTGCAAATGCTCGCATCGGTGCTTCGATGGATGTCGGTTGCGTAGTTTGTGCAGGCGATCCATAAGTGAAGTAGCTTTGCGTTGGCGCTTGAGGCTGGACGGGTTGTTGTTGACCACCACCAAGGTTTGATGGGATCAGACCAGACTGCGCCAATTGATTGGCGAGATATGGGTCGAGACTTTGATAAAGCTTGGCTAATTCTGGGTTTTGCATAATTGGCTTTTGCGAAACGACATCTTGTTTGATTTCAGTGGGGTGGAGAAACGTGTTCCACGGCCCGTTCTGGCTCACCGCTGTCGTGTTATTTGTTGTATTTCCCTGACCACTTCCACCTTGACCACCGCCTTGACCGCCTGCACTATTTACAAGTTGATTGGCAAGACCGAGTCCAGACAATCCCAATTTTGCGTACTGAAGCGCTTGTGCTGCGGTTAATGCGCCAGCTCCGCCTGCACCAGAGGCTAAGCCACCGATTTGTGCCATATTAGCTGGCAATGCGGCTTCCTGCGCCGCAATCATGGCAGGTGTTAATCCTTCTGTAAGAGAGCCTGTGCCAAGACCAGCAACGCTACCTGTTAAAGGTGACATCGTGATGCTATCGCCAAGCGCAACAGGAAAGGCTTCTGCACCTGCGCCAGCTCCTGCAAGCTCTGGTGCTAATGCAGCGCCACCTGCCATAGCAAGTGCTGACAAGCCAAAATTACGGAATAAAGGGTCTTGAAAAATGCCCGGTGACGGAGCATTCATTTTAATAAGACCAGCTAATTGTTGTGCTACCGCTCCGCGTCCTTGATCTTGTGTTGAATAAACAGGAGATTCACCTGCTTGGGTGTCCGCAGTAGGGTTAAATAATAAATTACCATTCTCATCTGTGGCTTGATATAGGGAGTGCTTGTTAATTGCACCTGAGCTTGGCGTCCCATCTGGGTTTACAAAATTCAATCCAGCCGTAGACATTACATTATTGTCGTTTGCTAAGTACCCAATAAGTTGCCCATTTTTGTCATAATACTCGGTAGGCATACCTTCATAATTAGGTGCAGAACTAAAAGCCACTTGACTCATATCAAGTTTGCTCTGTGTTGGGCCTTTTGTCGTTGTCTGTTGCGCGTAAGGCTGTTGATCTGAACCTGAATATTCGCTCATATTATTAACCTATGCTCATAATGCCGACGAGCTGTTGAGCCCAGTCCTGCCAATTATCAAAACTGCTTGCATCAGGGACGCCAGAGTTTCCAAAGTAACCTATGCCTGCTACACCGTTGACCCAGTCGCGCCAGTTCTCTTCATCCACTGTGCCGAGTTGCTGACCAGCAAACAGCTCAGCCATGAGAGCACAATATTGATCCCACTCCATTTCGCGAGGATCATAGGTGACCATTATGGGTTTCCTGTTCCGCGCATATCGCCAACCTCAGCAGAGATCAGAATGTTTCCAGTCTCATAATTGCCGTTGACAACATTTGACTCAAACCTGATGCGCATCTCTCGACGTTGCTCTCGCATGTCAATTTTAAGTGTATTGGGGCTAAAAACATACGGGTCTGACGTGACATCCTGATCGTTTGCGTAACCCTTACCAGTGATGTAGCAATTCATATCGCCACTCTGAACGAAGTCAGGCTCGATGCGCTCAATGCGAATCCAGTTGTTGTTGCCTTGAATGGTTTGCGTGAACTGGTTCGGGCCACCCGTAACCCAGCCCAAGTTATTCGTTTCAAAATAACTCTGGATCGCAGTCTGCTGCGCCAAGTTGACACGGTTTGTTCCCGTCTCATGTTGCCACAGAATTGTCTTGCTCGACGAATCAAGTTCATTGCCAGCCCAGATAGGGAAGCGAAACACTTCAGAGAATGTGCCAGCCGAGCGTCGAGCTCCAAGCCCCTCACCGACGTCATACCAAACTTTGTCGCGCACGTTGTAGATAATGGCGTCATTACATTCGGTCGCATCACCTCTTGGGTAGAACCACCATATCTCGCCCCAGCGTGGCACTTTTGATACCCATACTTTTTGACGCTGAGCATAGTTCAGGTTGTCAAAAAAGTGGTTCATGCACATCTCATTCTTGAGCTCTTGCACAACGCCGTTGTACATCAAGAAGCGATCTACGCCGCACCAATAATAGATGCCGTCATATTCGATAATCGAGTTTGCAGAGAGCAGCGATGACTGGCAGCTAATAAGGTCGTACTTCCAATATGTCGTGCTTGTACCTACTGTTGTTGGTGCGTAGGAAACCCGAACGAGACTGTCCAGTGACCAGAACAAGCCTGAAGGAGAAGTAGTGCCGCCGCGAATAGGCATGCCCTTAACAATCTTGCTAGTGGCGACGTTGTTGGCGTTTGCATCTGCTGCCACCCAATTTTGAAAGTTCCCTGCAGATGAGTTCTGGATCAGTCCATTATTGCCATACACGAAAAGGTATGGATAGATGATGCAGCATCCACCAGAGACGTTGATCTGGTTGTCAAATGTAAGCGTCTGTGTGCCTGTAGTGCCTGTATAAGCAAGCGTCAATGTGATGTTTGTGTTGCCGCCAGTCACAACAGCAGTGGCGACTTTAGTATTCGCAGGGATGCCTGTTCCAGTGACGAGCTGACCGGGGTATACCAGCGAGTTGACTCCAGTAATTACACCCGCCGTAGAGCCGTTTGTGAGCGCGACAGCAGCCGTAAATTTACCAACCTCAGACATCGCACCACCGGGAAATGTCCCGTACAGCACAGGCGTGTTCACTGTGTTGTCGATGTTGGATAAATTGAGACCGGGGTGCGCAACAATCGTATCCGCTCCACCGTTGGAGTTGTAACCGATGTCGAATTGCCACAGGTTGTTTGCGTCTGTGGTGAAGCCTGATGTCATCGTGATTGGGTATGGGCCGCTCCCCACGCCGTCATCATTATCCGTAATCCAATACTGCATCCCAGCGTTGTAGCCAGAATACACATACGACAAGCCATTCAGCGAGCTGAGCGTCATGCCACGCGAGATGTTTGTGGCGTTCTGGAATATGCCTTTGTAGCCACCAATTTTACGAGGGCGACCACGCTGAAAGCGCATCCACGATCCATCAACAAAGCATGGCGCGTCGAAAAGCGTACCGTCGCGCTGGATACCAGCAGCGATCTTGAGCGAGATTACTTTTGCGCTCAAAATGTACCTCCACTGATTCCTGCGGGTACGGCAAGACCAGTTGACGATAATGTCATGGCGTTGCTACCAGAAAGTGAAAATGCAACTTGACCTGTGGCTGGGTGATACATACCTGTGTTTGTATCGCCAGTGAAGTTCAGTGGTGGCGCTGCAGCCGATCCAGATGCGAGCGTCAAATTACTTACCAGCGATCCGCCAGCGGCTGAGCTTGAGTTGTAGACGTTTGTTCCATCGCACACAACAGTCAGCGTCTGACCTTGCGGGACAATTACAGTCGACGCACCGACAGATGATGTTTTAAATGTCAGCGAGTATGAACCAGTCGTCTGGTTGTTCAGGTAATAAATTTGAACTGTTGACGGCAGTACGATAATCACGTTACCTGTCAGCGCACCAAAATATTCCTGCACGACGTTGGCATACTCGACCGCTGAGAGCGTGTATGTGCCTGTCGCGATTGTCTTGGCTAGTTGGGTATAGGCAAACGTGTTTGAACGCCCATACGCGAACGTGGAGTACCCGTTGACGCCATTGGATACGATCACCAGCGATTCGGTCAACTGAAGCTGCTGCGTAGCGTTTCCATCAATCGTATCTGTTCCGCTCGGAGTCAGCGTGACAATGCCCGATCCGCCATTGCGAACCATGACAAACCAACCATTGCCAACAACAGCAGATGATGGCAGCGTAACGACACCAACACCAGACGACCAAACCAAAAATTGCGCACGATATGTGGCGTTGAGAGTAATGTTTGAGTACAACGCGCTCTCAGCATATGTCTGGTTGAGCGTCGTGTTGATCGCCGTTAGACCATATCCTGCCAAGGTTGCGGAGTTTGCCGACGAAGTACCTGCACCAAACGTGACAGTAGACCAAATACCTGCATTTGTAGAGTTGTCCGTTAAATAAATGTATTGAGCAATACCAGAGGCAATCGATACGATTGTTCCGCCAGTGGCATTGGTGACTGTGAATGTGTTCGAGCCGATATTGCGAATCAGCACACTTTGACCAGTCGATACCTGAAGCGCAGATGGCATGATCAGGTTCAGGCTGGTGGTGGTCGCAGTGACTTCGATGATGGAGGCGACGACGCTTGAGGTGTTGCCGTTGACGGGCCACTGCAGCGTCGTGCTCGCCGATAACGTCAGCGACTCATACCCAACCTGCGATGGCGAGAGCGTCTGACCTGTAAATGGATTGACGTAAGTTGTCATAATTTCCTCTTAACTATCCACAGCCACGGCTGAGCGGTCGCCCACGCGAGTCACGTCCTCAGCCTTGAGCGCCTGCATCGCCATGTCGTATTTCTGCTGGAAAATCTGCCGCGCATCATCTTTCAGGTAGATCACCGCTTGAAGAAGTGTTCCAAAAAGCATCGCGTTTGGAGCATTATTTGTGATCCAATTTGTTTGATTTTCTGAAGACAAGGGTTGAAGACGTTCATAATAAAGTACCTCAAAGGTGTACGCTTGATCGGGCGTGGGAGAGACTATCCAGTGATCGTAGTCATAATCGCCGTAATACAATGGCAACCCTGTCGCGCCTGAGCTGTTGTAAAACTCAAGATATTCGTACTTGCGCAAAAAAAGCGGGGTCTTCACGCCGCTTGCAGTTACATTCATCGACACCGTCTTGCGCCAGCGAGCAGGCTTTTGCAGGATCGGATTGCTTGGGCTCATTGTCGCTGTAACGACTTGAATCTGTCCGAGCGTTTTGATCTGCTGGGCGATCTCAAACTCAGCGAGGGTAATAAATGTGGGGATTTGGTCGACAACAGACGCATCACTACGTTCGAGATACTGCTCGACCGACGTGATCAAATTGTCATAGGTGAGGGTGAATGATGTCGTCATGTTTGCGATTCCAAAAAAGGCGGATTCCGTTTGTTACAAACAGACACCATCCAATTTTACCCCTTATCCTTGTTTATTGAAATAGTCAATTAGCTTTTGATATTTCAGCTTTCGGTCGTCAATCCCGTTTAATCCGCCATTAATCCTGCGGGTCATGCCTTCTACATCACTGGCATCTGCCAGCGCATTTAACCGATGAGTAGACCAAAACCAACCAGCAGATAGAGCAGCAACATCGGGGGACTCAACAATCTCAGGATGAGATACAGTGTCAAGCCCACAAGCATTACCAAATGCAGTGTAATTATCCTTGCCCGTGAGTTGAATAAGACCTCTCCCACGGTATTTAAAACCTTCTCCCGAAGCTTCATCGCCATTTCCATTTTTATCACAGTATGCTCTGTTCGCAATTTTTTCTGGCTTCATTGCGTAAGCTTGCGCTAGTTCAATCGTAAAGCGTTTGGGCCAAAAACGTAACAACATATCTGCGCGGTAATTCAGGCTCTCAACTACAAGCTTAAGACCGCCTGACTCATGCCCAATTTGAGACAAGAATCCAGCAATACGCTCAGGCGTGTTGATTTCAAATTTCTCGCATGTGACGTTCAATGCATCAACCCACTTGTCTGCCGTAGCTGCATCGCATACATGCCCATCGATCAATAACTCTTTACTTATTAGCATTGTCTTTTCCAATCTTGATTCCAGCTATTGTTCCAACGAAAGCACCAATAATCGTATTAAATGCTGGTGTAATCATTTTAAATATTTCAGCATTGTCTACAATCGGATCAAACAAACCAGCCAAAACAACACCAACTGTAGCAACAACAACAACAGAAAGCGTAATGCAACACACCATTGTTATACGATCACCTACATTCATTTTGTTGCAACTCCTTTGATTTTATCCAGAGAGCGCAATCCACCCATGCCTAACATCCCCAGCAAGACTTGCATGGTCAAAGTAGTATCAATGGCAGGGAATGCGCCTGTATAGCCTACAAGGGTCGCTATGAGGCGTGCAATGGGCTCTATGATGCTGACATATGCCAGACCTAAACCGCACACCCAGCCAGCAAATGGACGCCAGCCTGCCACAAATATGGAGTCGGATGCCGCTTCGACCTTATTGATGTCCATCTGCCCAGTAATTGCGGCGAGGTCACCATCCTGTTGCATTTTGAGTAATGCGAGCTGTGCTGCATCTCGTTGTGCGGGGTCAGGAAAAATACGAGTGATTATCGTATTGCCGATGTCTAACAGTGCGCTTACTGGGTCGAGTGCCATTATCTGTCTGCCTTGTTGTCGAGCTTGTCATAGACCTTGTCTATAAGCTGCTCGATTCTGTCAAACCTCGTATTGATCTCTGACTTCAGTGTTGCAAGATCAGATTTTTTTACATAGTTATCAGAAATAGATAGCTCAAGCCTGCACTGATCAGCTTGCAATGTTTTGACAGCATCCCACATCTGTCGGGCAAACCATCCGAGTACACTTAAAAGTGCTCCCAGCCCTAAATTTATGACATGCTGCCAGTCCATATTCACCTCAGAAGTTTTTCAATGTTTTTGCAAGGCGAGCGCGTTTCCCTTCGACATCGGGCTTCTTTGCTGCTGCGTTTAATTTCTTTGCAGGAATCTTTTTGCCCTCTGGGACGCCAAGTTCACGATGTAAAGCCCCTTTGTGTTTTATTGCACCAGCAATCCAATTTTTATTTGTTGCCATTTTGAACCTCTACCACGGGATTTGCGGATTCAACCACAGCAGGAGCAGGATCAGCAGGAACAGCTTCAGCTTGTTGTTCCACAGAAGCTTCAACAACGGGTGAAATAGCATCAGCAGCAACACTAGCGGTAACATCAGGAATATTAACGGCAACAACAGGAGAATTGTTATCGGTTGCAGGAGTGAATGTAGATGCTTGTTGGGCATTGACAGCTCCGGGAAGAGTGACGATAGGTGCGCCGGGTTCTACATATTTTGTATGTAGCCAATCAATAAACTTATGAATTTCAGTCGCAACTTCTGTTTCATAATTAGCCAAATGCTCACGAATCTCTTTTAAGAATTGCATGACTTACTCCTTTGGTTGTTCAGGTTCAGAGAGCTTTGCCGCCTCAGATTGAATAGCATTAATCAGTTGAGCCACTTCAGCGAAAGGCTTTGTGCCGAGGTAACCGAGGATTGCGTTGATAAGGTCGATTGATAAATGCATGTTATGTCCTTGTTAAAAAGTTATCCAACTTGATCCGTTGTAATACTCCATAGCAACTATGGTTGTATTAAAACGCATCATACCCGCAGTAGGAGACGCAGGACGTTGTGCCGTTGTTCCCGATGGATACTGAAGATAGTCTACGTTTTGAATTTCAAGAGCCATGATTTACGCCGTGTAAGAACCTGAAGCGTTAAATTGCAAAATGGTATTTGCACCTGATGTTGTAATAACTGGTGATCCTGTGTAAGTGCCTGTATAGCGCAAAGTAGGGATAGAAAGAATTACAACACCTGAACCACCTGCGCCACCGGGGTTAGAGGCTACGTCCGCACCACCACCACCGCCTCCTCCTGTGTTAGCTGTGCCAGCGGTTCCAGTGCCTGTTCCAGAACCAGCACCACCACCGCCTGCGCCGCCAGCACCGCCTGTTGTAAATGCGCCGCCACCGCCACCGCCTGCATACGTTACAGATGATCCAGTAATGGATGAGGCAGTTCCTGCACCCCCTGCCCCACCGATGTAAGTTCCAGCAGCAGGATTACCTACCGCACCTGCGCCGCCGCCACCACCACCCGCTGCGTTTGCTCCACCTTGACCGCCAGTATTACCTTGAATATTAGTTGCACCATAACCTGCGGCTGTTCCACTTGACCCACTACCACCACCAGACGCACCGTAAGAACCTGCCGCACTATTATTCCCACCAGCACCACCACCAATGACAACAAAATTTGACGTAAATGATGAGTTTGACCCATTTGCTGAAGAAGCCGCACCGCCTGCGCCAACAGTAACTGCATAAGTTGTTCCAACCAACAAAGCCAAAGAAGATATTGCAAAAAAGCCGCCTGCGCCACCACCTCCTGAACCACCATTGCCAGCCGCCGCACCACCCGCACCACCGCCGCCACCACCACCGACAATTAAAGCGGAAATAGCATAACTACCCGGAGCTAACCAGCTTGTGCCGTTGTAATACTCAAGCAATCCAGTTGTTGAGTTGTAGCGAGCCATCCCAGCCGCAGGCGTAGTCGGGCGTTGCGCCGTAGTACCGTTAGGCATTTGAACGTAATCTGTACCGCCAACAACTAACGCCATGATCTTTCCTTAATTAAGCTGCAACAACTTCTTTCCAAGCCAACGTGGGCTCATCCCACTGATAGGCTTTACCATCAGCAGGCATAGCAACAGGTGCTTCCCACAGAATCGTCAATGGGCTTAATACCCATGATGGGAAAGGTTGAGGCGCAACAAATACGTCATTGACTGCATCATATGTGTAACCGATACCAGCAAAGTTACCACGCAGAGGAGTGCCACCTTGAGTGTGCTTGTTGCCATATGTGTTGTAACTGGTCTGAATCCACTGACCGGGGCTATTGTCCACGAACGTGTCGAAGAATTCCTGTTCAGCAACAATCACTTGAGTGACTTTACCATCTACTACTTTTGCAAAATGTGACATTTAAATATCTCCTGAATTAAGCGGTATATGTACCGGAAGAAGTGAATGTGTGAATAGAGTTGCCGCCGATAAACGTATATGTTCCGCCAGAACCACGTTGTGCGCCAGCATAAGAAATAATCACAATACCAGAGCCACCTGCGCCACCAGTACCTGAGCCACCACCGCCGCCGCCACCACCGCCTGTATTAGATGTCCCTGCGACACCATTTCCAGAAGTAGAACCAGCTCCACCTCCACCATTACCGCCAGCTCCTGATCCGCCACCAGTATAACCAGCACCACCACCGCCGCCAGCATAAAAAAGGGCTGAACCTGAAATTGATGAAGATATACCTACACCGCCAGCTCCACCAGTACCCGGATTGCCAGCACCAGTACCAGCACCCGCTGTTCCTACAGCTCCAGCTCCGCCGCCACCCGAACCAGCGTACAAAGAGGTTGTGTTACCTCCTGCATAACCTTGTCCTGCTGTGCCTGATCCAGCTCCGCCACCATAACCAGAAGAGCCTCCACCAGAACCACCGCCCAAACCAGAACCGTTAGCGTTATCCGAACCACCGCCGCCGCCACCTACAGCAACAGCAATTGCTCCAAAAGAAGAGTTGTTACCATTTGCGCCGCGTGCGGTATTTGTCGCACCACCAGTTCCGCCAGTTCCAACAGTGATTGTGTAGGCTGTCAAGGGTGTAAGAGTAGCGGTTGACGAAATCAATCCACCTGCTCCACCACCTCCAGCTATAAGGTTTGCGCCACCACCGCCACCTCCAGCAACAACAAGATAATTTACTGAATATGTACTTGAAGCAACTGCTGCCCATGCGCTACCTTGCCATGTTTCAAGCACATTAAGCGTTGTATTCCATCGTGTATAACCCAGTGATGGCGATGCAGGTCGTTGAGCAGTTGTTCCAGTAGGAAATCCTGATGCCCCCGTTCCATTGGATGTTACGTTGTCAGTAACAATACCTGAAGTGCCTGAAATGGTTGTTGTCATGTTCTTTCCTTAATAAGAGCCGTCAGTGGCTTTCCACGCTGAACCGTTGTAATACTCAGCCTTTACAGTCGTTGTATTCATCCGCAATTGCCCTACAACAGGACTAGCAGGACGTTGTGCGGTCGTACCAACAGGTAACTGAGTAGCTCCAGTAGTAGAATCTGCATTGATCAAAACACCTGCAGCAGCAGGAACTGACATGACAAAGTTGGACGCAGTGTCAGCAGCGTTCAAAGTAACTGATCCGCCCGATGGTGCTGCAAGTTTAATATTCCCAGCCATGTTTTAACCCCAAGAAGAGCCGTTGTAAGTTTCTACTGAATTCGTCGTGGTATTGAATCTAATTTGACCCGTCACAGGCGATGCAGGACGTTGCGCAGTCGTACCTGTTGGCAAAAACAATCCACCAGTCGTTGAATCCGCATATGACAGCACGCCATTAGCAGCCTGTACGATCACCGACACGTTCGATGCCGTATCAACAGGGTTGACATCGATAGCGCCAAGCGAGCGAGCTCTGAGTCGAAGTCCCATTAGATGATCGCCCAAACAGAACCAGAGGGGATGGTGACAGTGATCCCAGAGTTGATGGTGATGGGCCCTGTCGACATCGCGTTGTAGTTCGTCGGCAACGTGTAGTTCGTCGTCACCGTCTGACCGTTCTGCACAAAAATCTGGTCGCCACCACCACCTGTCGCGCCGTTACCAAGGGCAACCACGACGCCTGAGCCGTTCTTTGTGTACAGCACGCGATCCGCGACGTTGATAGCAATCTCTGCCGTCTGCATGTTTGCAGCCAGAGGTGTATTGCCTGACGTGGTGCTGCTATACGGTACGAGGGGAGTGAAGCCAGTTTGTGCCATGATTTATGCCTCTGTTGGTGCTACCCAAGGCAATGGAGCAGGTTGGGGTGTAGGGATTTTCTGTGCAT